GTTCGGTCGGCCATACCCAATTGCGGCTGTCAACGTCCTGCGCGGGGAGGTCTCTAAGCGACTTCCTGAATGTCAGAAGCTCAGTGTACTCGGCACCAGAAAGGCTCGTTGATTCGGAATTGTCTACCTGGTCTCTGTGTCGGTTAACCATCCACTGACACTCATCGAGCTTCTTATCCCTGACTGCCTTGTCCATAGCCGTGTTTTCTGCAATTTGGCAAACCCATCCTGTACCATTAACCCATTCATAGCATGCGCCTGGAGGCTCTTCTGTTGTATATTCGTCAGGAATGGGGGAAAGTTGCCACGCCTCTGCCTGGGTAGTTTTTGACCAGCAGTGCGTAAGGTCAATAGGCACAGGGTACGAAATTACCCACCATCCGTCGATCACCTCTGTTACCTCAGGACCACGGGCCTGAGTTGTAGCATCATGCGTAGATGGGATGTACCGAACAGGGTACACACCAATGGAGTTCAGACGAGCACCGTAGACAGCGTCTGTCTCACCAGAGCGACGAGAAAGGATTGACGAAGGATATGTAATCCCTTCGTACACATACTGCTTTGCCACATCGATAATTTCATCTGGGTATCTGTAGTACATGGCCTGTCCCTTATATGTCTATGTTTATCAGGTTGATGTTAGAAACGACAAGGTAGTAGTAAGACGCTCCAGCTGCATCGCCGGGGTCAGCACCATACGAGTAATGGTTTATATTCCTGATTGATCCACCAAGATTCGCATTCGTGAAAAAAGACGGCTCTATATTACCTTGCGTTTCAGTTCCTGGGGTACCAGGGGCTGTCACGTCCCAATAGTAGTCGAAGTCACTGAGCGCTGTTGGCTTTGTGGTTCCCTTTTTCAGTCCACAGTATACTGTTGTACCGTCGCTGAATAGGACGTGCCACCACGGACCGCCACTGTTGAAATATGTTGCATCGCCTGGATTTCGGTAGACAGGGTTGTTGACCCCATCAACACCACAATACAGCATGAACGGTGCTGCCGCAGTCCCGTTAACAACGCGGGTAAAACCAAACGTCCCCATCTTGTTGGTTGGGTAGAATGTGGGGTCCATGTCGAATCTGCACAGTCCGGTGCTTGTCCCGCCGTCCCATTTCAAGATTATTGTAAACGTGTCGTTCCTCAAGAATCCGATGAGATCGTCTGTAGCCTGCAAATACTGCGTACTTGACGCAATCATTGTGCGGGAAGGCGGACTACCTGTTGCTCCGGGGACAGAACCAGCTTGGGAGAGCGTCCGTGCTGTTTCGTCGAGCGTTGAACCCTGACCAATTTCCCCTCCGCCAGTTACCGTGTTCTCCATCATGGCGACATAGATGCACTCGCTTGCAAGCGTATCCTCTGCAGTCTCGTCCCATCCTGCCCAGCGTGCTGCAGTACACCCTGCGACACCATTCCAGAAACCTGTGCTTCTATGAAGAATAGGCATTATGCACCACCACCAGCGTATACGTATGTTCCATCTGTCTCAAAGTTGATAAGCGTAGTCGCACCAGGGTCTGTTGCGATGGCTGGGAGTTCTCTACCCGTAGCTGCAGGAAGGAATGCAGCACCATAAGAAAGCGCCCATCCACCTGTGCCGTCCTGAACAACAATAAGGCTGTACTGTCCGCGTACGCCTGCAGGGATGTTTGATGGGTTGGCAAGTGTAGCATCTCCGATAAGCGTAACGCGTGCAGTCTGGTACAGTGAAAAGTCCCATGCAAGAGAGGATGCATATGGGATAGTGTACTCAAACATTGACTGCGGCTTTGTCCACGTCTGGAGCGTGTCAAGGCGGGCAAACCCAGACTGAGACGACCATGGCAGAACTATCCATGCACCATTTGAACTATCAGCTGAAGAGTCGTACTTCACCTCAATACTAGCGTCTGCAGAAAGAGTACCAGATGGGATCTCAGAACCATCTTCAAGAAGCATCTTCTTTGCTCCAATAAGCGTAGCACCTGTCTGTCCGATGTTCAGCGTAGTATTACCAGTGTTGGCATATGCAGGCATGAAAACAACACGCGCACCGTCCATAACATCATAGCCACCATCTGCAGCGGATGGAACACGAAGTCCTGTTGAGCCAGTGATAGGCGTCAACTGTACAACATTTGCAGATCCGTTGTCCTGCATCTGTCCACCAGAAACACCATTTATCCACATGGCTTTTGCAAGCTGTGCTGTATTCGTGTCTACCTGCGTGCTGTTTGGGGTAAGAGTCTGTCCTGTCGCAGTCACTGCAGTTTTAAGTTCATCATTTCTGCTGTTCTGCTCAAGTGCTCCGGCCTTTGTTGCGGCGCGAGAGTCGTTTGCACCGCCAAGGTTTTGTTTTGTCTGAAATTCAAGCATTGCTATGCTCCTGATGAAATAAATTCTATGTGTAAAACAACATTAGTCGGAATAACTTTTTCAAGTACGCACCGCAGCTTGTCTACATCAGGTGCCCCTGAGTATGTATGCTCGTATTCGTATTCAAACTCATTATCGAATGGTACTGTTGCTACGATAACAAATCTTTCGTTTATGTCTCCGATGTACGTGTATTCGTTGTCGTACTCATATGAGAAAAACTCTTTTCCTGTATACAACGTGATATTGTAATTAGGGAAAAGGTCGTCAACGAACGCTTGCATTTCTTGTATTTTAACTATTGGCTGTTTTCTAAGTCTCTGTATAACCTGTTTACGCCTGTCTTCAATAGACGTTACAGAATACAGGCATGCATCTGGTATACCAACAGACTCTTCCCACTCATCGATAAGGTCAACAGTCTTGCTTATGTCATATTCTAAAGAAAGCTGCTCTATCGATTCTTGAGATATCTGGAAAGTTCTTGCGCATGCAGATATCAAATCTCTGACGATGCTTCCTTCAACGCCTACGGACCACGCCTTACCTTGTGGCAGGTGTGCTCCAAGCGTGTTTGTAGCTTCATCAAGACTTTGAGCATTAAATATCGACTCTGTGACTTTAAGCAAAGCTCACATCTCCTAAGATTGCAATCTGTCCATCACTTATTGCAACGTCACCAGACGGAGTTGAAACGGAAAATGACTCAATGAACGTGTTCGTCTGCAAATCTTCGGTGTTGTTTATCGCACCGAGGTACGACGCCTGCGTTACATTTGACTGGAACTGGACCTGGTCCTCGAAGAATGCAGCAAGTTGGTCTATTACAGCCTGTCTCATCGTAGGCGTGTCAGGAGTCAGGCTTGAAAAAACAAAGTCAACAGGGACAGCGTCAGGGGCAAAAACAAACAAGTCAGACTCTGTTGTGTTTGTAGGAAGCTTCCCATTGTCGATTATTGCTTGCTTCGTGTTGTTGAGAACTGTTTGAGACGGTATGATATTCGAATCATTATCACGCAGGATATACACGACAACCTGTCCGGGTGCGGGGGTTGTCCCAACGTCAACAATAGGAGGATCACTTCTCAGTATTGGGCGAACTACAAACACGCGTGTATTACCTGCAATTCCAAGGGCGGCAAGTATTACCTGATCTTCTGTAAATACACCCTGAATGATACTTCTGGATAGAAGAACACGCGCACGCAATGCCTCGTCGTCTTCTTCGTCAGCTCCGCCAGTTATCCCGTCGAATGTGGCAAACGCGTTTCCAGAAACACCAGAAATTGTATCCTGGATAGTGAACACTCCACCGCCATCGATATTAACGCTAGAGCCAGCGTCTACGCTTCTAACTGCAACGGATGCTAGTACAGACATGGACGAAATTGTCCCTGTCGCAGGGGTGGCAGGAGCACCCTCGACTGTGTACGTAAACGTATTAGAGCTCGTTACTACTATCGATACAGTTCCATTATACTCAGATTCGTTTGCGCCAGAAATTGTGACAGACACGCCAGTTGCGTACCCGTGATCGGCAGACGTTGTCGCTGTAGCAGTAGTCCCAACTCTCGTTATGCTTGAAATGGAAAGACCAGTAGAAACGATTGTAGCGACCGCTGTAGACTCGAAAAACAGCCCTGACGCGCTTCTAAAGCTTGTTCCAATCGGAATTACTGTTCCAGCAGTTCCACTCTGAATGATCGCACCCTCAGACGGAGATGCAGCAAGGCGAGAAATGTTTTCATACGCTGCCCATCGTTCAAGAAACTCACCATCTGCAGTCTGCGGGAAAAGCTGCGCCTCAAGGTCTTTTACAACCTCGATTACGCTGAAGGAGTTGATTGCGTTCCCTTCAAGGAAAGTACGAGCCCATGACGATGTTATTGTAGGGTCTACCTGCGGCTGCCTACGCGCCAGCACCGCGCTAGATTCCTGTCTAAGCTCTTCAGCGGTTGGATATGTAAGCGACATTCGTATTTCTCCACAGGTATTCGTATGTTTTGACCTCACCAGACGTTGTGGTGAAGGTCACCGCTATCGTGATTTCTCTAGGAGAACCTTGCTCAACAATGACATCTACTGTTTGTGCGACGCCATCTGTAATCATCCAGTTGAGCGCTTCTATAGCAAAAAGTCTAGCATCGTTGATGGTTGACTGCGTGAGCCTAGCCTGGTCGAGCGTCCACAGCTGAGAACCGATTAGATTGCCTTCCTCTGCACCGAAAATATCTCCTATCCATCCCCTTCGATATCGAGGATTCTGCTGTCGAGACTCATCGGCCCTGCGGTCAGAAAACAAGCTGTTTGCAATTGACGTTTCAAGACCGTCAACTGGCGCAAAGTCAGCTCCTTCAACGACCAGATCAAATAGCCCGTCGCTGTTCGGTGTTATGCGTACATCTTGACCAGACATTATGGCTTCGGTGCTCCTGTATCGTCTCCACCAGCAGTAACGTCGGTGTGCACATGTCCCTTGAGGCTAATAGTTTCTGCGGTTACGTCGCCAGTATCAAGAACGACGTTCCCGCCGTTGTTCACTGTGACGTCCCCATTATTAACCGTAACACCATTTGTGTCAATCGTGCCACCTTGCCAAGTTATCTGGGGTGCGTTGAGGTTGATCTTCGTACCAGATGTTATGGTGACATCCTGTCCGGAATTAATAGAAGTAGTCCCTGTTACCATCATTGAGGCATTCCCGGCGACGGTTGCGGTCACATTCCCTGTGACAACCATGTTCACATTCCCATTTACCTGAATGTCCCAGTCACCGTTCTCCTTCATGATGAAATGCGTCTGTGTCAGGTAGTTGGCGATGCCCACCTCGCCCTCAGACAAACCTTTGATTCTACGCTTAGGGTCATCGCAAAGGGTTATGCTCTTGGACTCCTCGCCCTGCATGATTAGGACCATTGCCATTGAACCATCAGGAGGATGATGTATCAACCCATACGGAGAGAATATGTTTGCAGTTTGAGTCTTTCCAAGCGCACCAATCTGACCAAAACGGAATGCTCCGCTATCGTCTGTACTGCGCAGGGTCGCTATTTTAAGCAGCCCTCTGATTTTGTCTATCCAGTATGACGGGTTGCGCATTAGCGGCTCCTAGAGGCGACCTTACGGGCATCTTCTGATGTGATCTGCCTAGATACCTGGCCAAGTCTTTTGTTTCCTGCTGTTACAGTACCCTGAACGGTGTACGCATCGATAGGTGCGATTGTGATTTCAGTCTGAGATCCTTCACGAATACCTATGGAATATTGGATAGCCCTGATTAGGAAGTCACCACGCAGGCCAGAAAAATCATCCTGAACAGTGACTCTATCTCCAAGACTCCAAAGGTCACCATTTGACTGTGTTACACCAGCGACAAGAGCCGTATACTCTGTGCTCCGTGCCCGACGAAGATTTGCTTCTTCATTTGCACGGCCTCCACACTCCGTGTCATTCATGCTTTCTTCTGCTCCTATCTCAAGAAGCCTTCCGGTACGGATTGTGCTATCCACAACGATACCTGTGCGGGAAGTTCCTTCTTCCCCGTAGTCAGCTTCTTCGTCGAATCCAATATTGTCCTGCGATCGGCATATGTACGTGTTATACCGAGATTGGTAGCCGATTCGCACGTTCCAAGACTTTACATTGTTCGAACGATTGGTTGACAAATGGAGAAGCGGAGACGATGCGCGTGTACCTCCTGGACGGAAAATCTGAAGACGCCCTCTTCCGTCAGCAATCATATATACCTGCAGCTTTCTAGCATAGTTCATCAGAAAGTTTATGCACGTTTCAGTAGTGGAACCATCAATTTTCAGATCCCAAATGTAATTTTGCAATCCAGTTGTATCAACAACCTGAATATTCGCACCTAGTGCAGCGATGACGCGTTCAGAAAGGCTCTTGATGTCCATAAGACCATCCAAGCTCTTCACAGCATCTGGAAGTGACGAGTCGATAAGATCAGCTGTAGAGTCACGACCAGAGACAGTGATTGCATGGTTATCAACTGAACCTGATGCACCAACCTCATCAACGTATCCTGTAACGATTGGTGTTCCGTTCACAAGTATGCGTACAGGGTCTCCTGCCTTCACAGGAAAATCAGAAGGAAGAAGAGATGAGTTCGTAAAAGAGAATTTCCCGGTGTTGTCGTCAATGCTGCGCGAAACCTTTGCAGTCTCCCACAGCCTGAATGGACGACCAGAAACTTGTATCTCAAATGTCATGCTTCCCTCAGTACCTGAGCAGATCCGTTGATATTTACAGCGCTCTTGCTTGGGTTCAGCTTTCTGATAACTCCAGTCCTATCAGACAGGGTTGAAGAATTCTTTATATTCTCTGCGTACAAAGAGTATGTAAGTACAGGGATTGCAACCATGCCTGCGTCATCTACTGATACAATCTGGTATGCATTTTGCTGCTTCTCTGCGAGAACCTCAAGCGCAGAATACCGAAGTGCATCTACGGAGTTTCTTACATCTGGCTTTCCAACCAACCTAGTATTATCAGCCCCGTCCTCTATAATGAGCTGTGAATATGCTGTCTCAAGCTCTTCTCGTACAGATATCACATCGTCCTGAGTTTGAAAATCAGAAGATGCAGCCTGTTCATACGCAACAACAAGTGCGTTTACGCGAGTTGTATCTACGAGTGCTGTACGGTTTTTGTTGCGCTTAATACGCTCTGCTGTAGATGATGGCCAAAGCGGAATTGATCTGTTTCCGCTCGTTGCGTATGTCGGGTTATTTTGTGCGCTTGAACGGAATACATCTCCAAGCTGGAGAGTGAGATCACTTCCCCATGTAGTCATGTTCATTGCAGACTTGTAGCCTGCACCAAGATTCTGAGACAGAGAAAGCGCTTGCCAAACGCCAAGAGAGTCACCCGTACCATAAATCATCTGCTCAGAGAACGTCTTGCTGTTCCTGATGTTGCGGCCAATGTCTGAAACAACACCATCAGCGCTTTCCGTGAATTCTCGTACTGTAGATGCAGACGCAGAGTCCTTGAATAACGACTGAAGCGTATCCATCGCTTGAGTGGTATCAAACTGTGCAACACGCTTGTTGCTATTCTGTATAGGTGGACTCCAAATGGTTTCAAACACTCCCTGGATAGCCTGTCTTGCAGCATCACCATTTGCATAGACAGTTTCCTCTGTGGACGTCGCTGCGCTTGGTGCTACGTTTGCACTTCCAACAGCGAATTCAAGTTCATACGAGAAAATACCTATGCTTGTTTGGCTAGCGTCCTTACGATAAGGAAGTGCGTACACATCAAAAGAGCCGAGCGTCGGCATGATCAGACGACCAATGCCCTCTCTGTTGAGAGCACCTTCAAGAGCAGCCCCCCGCGCCTGCCAGTTGTCCCCGTGCACGTATGCAGTCAAACGGAAGCGAGGCGGAATCTGGCCCAGATCCTCAACGTACCGCATTGAACTATTAGGGTACTCGTGCAGTACGATCTTACGTCCGCCTTCAGGCTGCGACTCAGTGCGAACAGAGAACGTCACACCACGGAAAGACGCAGCTACTAGGTTTCTAATTCGCGAGGGCAACGTTTCCTCCTGTATTGAGGTCAGGTTCTGCTACGGCTACATTTGTCCCAGCACCTGCGCGAAGGTTGATGTTTGCTTGCACCTGATTGTTGCTTGCAGTTACTGCAGACTTTTGCTGTGAGGCTTCCTTGGCGGTAGAACCAGATGAACTACCAATCCCAACGAAGTCCTTGACGGCACTGAATGCATCACCAGCTAGTCCGCCGAATCCACCGGCAAGTTTTCCAAAAATTGAGCCAAGCTTTCCAAAATCAAGTGACAGCAGTGCGGCAATTGTCTCGACAAGCCCCCTGAATATGAGAGCCATGGCCTTGATAGGAACAAGAATGAGTTTTATTGCACTACCAAGCTTGTTGAGAATCCATGCCAAAACATCTGTTATCTTGGTCCCAGCATCGAAAGCTCCAAAAAGTTCTCCAACTGCTGCAAAGGCGTCCCATACTATAGAACCAATCTCCTTAATCATTTCGATCACAGGATGACCAGAATTAGACCAGTATGCGAAAGCACCTGCAACAGCTGCAACCGCTGCTCCTATAGCAAGCATTGGCGCTGTGATGAATGATGCAAGCAGTGCGAATGCTGAGAATAGCGATAGAGCAACGCCTATCACGACTGTTAGGGTGCCAAGAACGGCAACAAGCGTTAGGAAGTATGTAGCCATATTGAGTATCCAAGGTGCTTTCTGTTGGATGAACCCCATCATTGAAGCAAAACCTTCAAGTAGTGGAGCCAGAGCGCCCTTTATAGAGTCGCTCATAGTAAGCTTCACACCCTCAAGGGCAGAGTCAAATCTTTTGATGGCTCCGGGCAATCCCTGCATTAGCGTTTCTGCCATCTTCTTTCCAGTTCCATCAGCATTCTCAAGCATCTTAGTGAATTCTGACAGCTTCTTATCACCGGACTGCTTGAGCACAGCCATAGCCTTCGCACCACGGATATCGAATATCTTGAACATCTCACCAAGCGTCGCGCCCTTGTCTGCGAGTTGTCTTACAATGCCGTCGAAGTCTTTTATCTTACCTGTGCTATCGAGAAGCTTCTTTGGATCAATTCCAAGCTTTGTCAGAGCCTTTGAGGCTTTTGGAGTCATTGCAGTGATAGCACGCAGGGCGTTCATCAACTGAGTACCAGCCTCTCCTCCCTTGATACCCATGTTCGCCATGAGCATAAGAGCTGCTGTAGTTTGCTCTACACTAAGCCCAGCCAAATGTGCAGTTGAGCCAGCATTCTTGATAGCTTCAGAAAGTTCGTAGACGTTTGTGTTCGAGTTAGCTGCGGCCTTTGCCAGCACGTCGGACAAATGCCCGATCTGTGTCAACTCCATCCCGAACATCGCTAGCACGTTTGTAGCAATATCGGCTGCATCTGCAAGCTGCAAGTCACCCGCTGCTGCAAGGTCGAGCATGCCCGGCATTACTGACATGATGTCGTTTGCCTTCAATCCAGCCATACCAAGGTATGTCATTGCGTCTGCAGCCTGCACGGCTGAGAACTGCGTTGTAGCGCCAAGCATCTTTGCCTGATCACGCATAGCCTGCATCTGGTCTGTATTTGAACCAGTGACAGCCTCTACCTTATTGAGTGCGTATTCAAAGTTTTGTGAGACTCCAATAAGATCGCGCAGGGCCATCACAGCACCAGCCGTACCAGCTGCGGTACGAAAGTTCGCCATAACAGCGCCTGCGCGTTCCATGCGCTGAGACATGTTCTGCATAGATGAACTGACGCTCTTCATTGCCTGCTGCTGCTTGGCAAGTGCTCGGTTCATCTTTTCAAGCGGCCCTGAGAACCTATCAAGGACTCGGAAGTCGTATTGTACGCTAAAAGCCATTCTTTGCCTTCCGCATCTCGCGCTTTTGTTCTCGTGATATCTCTTCTATTTCCGAGGCTACGACGGACGCTTGGTACTCTGACATACCAAGCGCCTCACCGTAACTGATAGCACCATCGGAGGCGTGCGCTATACGGACCGCCCTGCGGATGCGCTGTTCTGCATCCACGACGGCATACCGAAAAAAGCAGCCCACCTCACGGCAGCACCGAGTACATCGTTGGGGTTCATGCGCTTGAGTGTGACATTGTTGAGAGGTATATGCCCGTCAATAAGCACAATCTGTCGTTCTGAAGGAGCCGTTACCATGTCGGACCAAAGTTCGACGAATTCAGACATGTCAACCTTTTCGCTCATCATCAGTCCGATGCCGATAGCCTCTGCAAGCCCATCAGCGTTTTCCTCGATAGACTTTGCTTCTTCGTGCATAGCCTTCACTTCTTCACCAGCAGACGCATCATTCATTTCACCCTGACGCTCTTTGATTTCCATCAAGAGTCGGGTGATGCGCTGTTGAATCTTGTACGCGTACTTACTGTGCTCGTACGCAGGTTCATACATGACAAGGTGAGACGCCAGAATCTCACCCGACTGTTCCTTTGAGTAGTACGCAAACGGAGTAGAAATTGTGTACTCAGTGCTTCCGTTTTCGACTGCCATCTTTTTTTCCTTTTTTTAGGTTAACCAAGGACCATCTGGTCGCCCATCCACTCAAGCGAGGTAACGCCGTCTGCGGACGCGTTGCGCTCGATTTTAGGAACGAGAGACATGCCAGGGAATGTGCGAACAAAGTTCGCACCGTTAGGATTGCGCTCCTGAACCTTGATGACGTTACCTGCAACGTTCGATTTCCAATCTGCAATGTATCCATCAGTTTCCTGAGTCAGGAAAATGTCGAACTTGCACGAAGAAACCGCGTTTTCCACGTTTTCACTGTGTACGGACTCAATACCACCGCCGCCAGTAGATGCGGCAACAACGTTGATTTCAGCCTCACCAGCATCGTACACAAACGAGTTGGGAACGATTCTCCAAACCTCGTCATTGATAACAATCTGGGGAACACTGATCCTTTTGAAAGACATCACTTACCCCCTTAGAACACGGTCTGTGTGCCGGTGCTGCTGATGGTGAACTGAAGCGTCAGAACATAGTTGATCGTACCAAGCTGTGTCACGATGGGCAGCAGGGAGTCTATTGTTGCACTCCGTGTTGCGAGATTGATCGTGATATTGGTGTTGGTACTGAAGTACTGCTCTGCCTCGCTACCAGCCTGAACAAGTGCGATATTTGCAAGTACGCGGTAGATGCGCAGAAGCTCTGCACGGATTGTATCTTCGTTCGCCATGCTGTATCCGCGAACCACATCCCCCTCAGTGAGACGGGTCTGTGCAAACGTAGACTTCAGGTTGCGGAAGAAGATTTCCCGGCAGATTGAGCCAGTATCAACGAAGTTCAGGTAGTGGAAGCTGTCATTCTCATTCCCTGCATCATCGGTAGTGCGTGTGGTCACTACAGGGCCAGTGATCATCGTATTGATGGCGCTGTTTACGCCGTACGTGCTCACACCTTCGTCTTCAAGTTCGGACTGGTCGAGATTGCTGAACAGGTTAGTTGGAAGCGTTACCTGTGTCAGCGCCATCGGGGTGTTGAAGTAGGGCAGGGATGCGGTATGTGGTCCGCCAAGAGCGTCCAGAGGTCCACCCTGAGCTACGATGTAGTCAGAGATAGGGGCATCAGGAGTCAGGCGACGCGCGCGCACTCCTTGGAAGTATGCTGAGTCCCAAGACGGGCTGGACAGGATTGCCGGGCCCTTCTGGAGAGTTAGCGACACCTTGTTGTTACCCATGACCACGAGCGTCTGCGTGTTCAGCGTAGACACATATGTCTTGAGGTTTGCAAGGGTATCGCTGTGGCCATGGAATGCCGTTCCATCCTGAATGTCATTGGAGACGTTGAACCTAGCATCAAGCAGGTCTGTTACCGTGCTCAGGCTGACACCCCAGAATTCAGGCCAGTTGATACCGGTGTAACGCAGACCGTCAATGGGGTCAAAGATGCTAGTTACGCTTGGGTCAGTTGCTCCACCAGACCAACCTGTCACTACGTATGAGATTCCTGCGACAACACCACCGGCCTTGATACCGTAGTAGTTGCCAATGGTCCCAACATCAGATGCGGTGAAAGTGATTGTCCCGGTGGACGATACGGAAGTGAAAACTGGATAGTTCGTCAGCGCGTCGAAAGCAGCCTTGACTGCATCAGATACTTCTGCGGCAGTGTCGCCAATTGCAACGCTAACGCTTACGGAAAACTTGCGCTCATCAGCTACTGCAACGGTAATCGTCCCAGATCCTGTAGCAGTGCCTGTGAAGGCAATGTTTGCTGTCGCAGCAGTTGCTCCGCCATCGGCAGTCAGTCCGATTACGTGCAGTGGAGAATACCCACCGTTTGCAGTCTGCCATGCAAGAATTCTGTGATACAGTTCACCAGATCCGAACTGGGTACGCAAATTCGCGGAAGTCTCGCGTTGCATATCCTGTACCAGAGAACCTGACACAGCAGTAGCACCACTGCCAAGCTGACCGACAATCAAGTCTCTGCGGTCTTCGTACGCATCGACAAGGGCGGCTTCGCGAAGCTGAATGGTGACTTTCGGATTAGAAGTCGTGCCTGCCATTACTTCTTACCTCCTTTCCTGTCTACGCGCACAATCGCGCCATCAACTGCAGCATCTCGCAGGCGGTCACGCCACCTCTTTTCAAGCGGCACACCTTCTGCATCAACTGCGACCTCGAAAGTAGAACCAGGCTTGACGCCATGGATACTCACAAGGCTTTTGTTCTCATACGTTGCCTTTTGCATGTTAGTCTCCTGAGATAGGTTCATCATCCAAGTTTATCGCCAAGGTGTACCGCTCGGCGTTGTCAACAGTATTCATAGGAAGCGACATATACATATCACGGAACGCTACAGATTCATAGTAGCTAAATCCGTTGTCTGCCGTGACATCCTGCGGGAGTTCCCAATCATAAACGTGTGTGTAGTATGCTGGTGTGTATTTACCCGGGCCATGCCCACCAGCAACAACAGCAAACTTTGTCCCACTCTCTATGGAATTGAATCCTGTATATCCATATAGGCATCCAAGCAGAGCCGTATACACATCTCCATATGCAAGCTCCTGACGTGATGCACCGGCCAAACTGTCACTCGACGGCATGTAAACGATTGTCGAGAAGTGATTTAGATTGCGCAGGCGCATTTCATCCTGCATAGAGAATGATGCTGTTCCATCGTTTATGCTGTGTCGGTCCTTCGATATGTCGGTGTCCGTCATCATCACGAAACACCAGAGCTTGTTAGCTCCCCTCTTCGTATAGATCTCTTCAGCACGCTCCAGCGTTGAAACTCCAACAACACGGACACTAGTAACAACACTTAGATCATCGAGTGATAACGTGTCCAAGCTAGGAACACTACTTGGAATCGTTACCGTGAAGCTTGTGGTGTCGATGACGCTTGCAACCTGCACGATGCCAAGAACTGAGACAGAACGCTCAACACGCAGTGTCTCGTTTCCGTTCAGCGTCAGGCCGACAACGTCAGGAATTGCTACCTCAAAATTCAGGCGGTTTGGTACAGCAAGCAATTCGTGGGCCGTATTCCACTCCGCATCCGTGAATCCTGCCAGCGTTATCTGGCCCATGTCGTTAACCTGTCGAGGTTCTGTCAGGTCGTGGTCAACTGACGTCTCGAATATGATGTTGTCACCGTTGACTACAGCTCCAACAATCGGAACGATGACACGGGCTGCAGAGATCGTGATGTTACTACCAGCAGAAAGACCGTGTGCTGTTGTCGTTGTCACCGTGAGAGTAGAGCCGGACACAGATGCAGAAGCGGATAGAGTGTCGTTGAACAGCCCTGTAAGGCGTGGGAGATACCGCCCAAGGTGCGTTACTATCTGACTTGGGGTAATCACTTAAGCTTTGCCTCTCTATTCACCATGTCCATGATGACAAGCCCAGCAAACCCAGCCTTGTTCTGCACAGCCTGACGCAGGTTCGCACGTGGGGACATCTTGCGAGTTCCTTCAGCAAGGAATTTGGCGTACTCCTCCTCCTGCCCAAACGTCATGAACAGCGGGCTATGTACTCTCTTTCCGGTGCTTGCAGCAAGGCGTCCAGTTCTCAACGCTGGCACCTCGTTTGGTGCTGATGCGCGGCGCAGTCCACCGCGTGAATAGTACAGACGTCCAGTCTTGTCTCTGCGCTTCTCAAGCCTTATTTCTTCACGTACAAACTCATCACCAATCTCAGCAAGGGCGATGTATAGCCCCTGGTGGAACTTTCGTCCCATACCTTGGATGTTCAGCAACACTTGCCTAGTCTGTGATGTGGTCTTTATCTCAATCATGCTGTAGCCGCTGACCTGTCGTATTTTCCTGTTTCACGGACGCGTACAACAAGAATATCGCTGTTCTCATTCGAGTTTTTCACACTTAGAACACGGAAAAGCCTACTGTCATACAAGAAGAAATTTTCTCCAACTTCAAGATCAAGGCTTTGGTCGTATCGAATGTAGAACTGATGAGTTGGGATGTTTTCTATATTCACATCGTCAAACTGAGCTATCCCCTTGATTGCAGCACTTTCGTTGTCAATCGCCGCCCATACGCTCTTGATTGTAACGAACGCTTCAACTGCCTCAGCCTGCCCCGGTGACGGCTCAACAAGCTGGCGGGACTGCAATGCGACGTACTTGTCTAGGTCTCCTGAACAGACCTTGTACCGTGGGATATTTACTCGCTTGCAAGCCATTGGTCACCTATGCTGAAAATGTGTCGATAATCTTGTATGGTCCGATGAGTGCACGGACAACAATCGGGAGACCAAGTCCGCATTCAGGCGCGCAGTCTCCACGATTGCTGTACAGAAAGTTGATATACTGTAGAATAGCCGTCTTGATTCCTTCCGGAACGTCGTCAGCATCTCCATATCCAGCTATGAAGTCAGCACGGAGAGGAAAAGGCGTGTCGTCTGTTGAGAAAGAAGATGGAAAGAGGATGCGCGAGTATCCACTTTGCTGCTTCAACTGGTATGTTACGTCTGCGAACACTCCGTCAGAACTAGCTTGCACGCTCGAAATATCGCCAACAGGAGATCGACGCAGCTTTATAAACGGGTACACTTCGTGCCCAGAACACAGCACAGCATCAAACTCACCCCTGATGGTGCGTGTTACGAAACAGCGATTCGTATACGCTTCAAGTGCATCTGTAGCCACGGAGATAAGCGATGTGAGTAGCGCGTCCTCTGCGTCATGTGTGATGCGCAGAAGAGCCTTCACCGCACTGAGCGTGACTGGAAGCTCAGTAGGTGGAGTGGTGACGGTGTACCTATCCATTCTTTTTCCTGCGTCCGCGCTTCTTGGGGACTTCAGTTGCTGCTACGTATTCGACGTGTTCAGGTTCTACAGCCTGATGTCCTTGTATATCTTCCTTTGCATACCCAAACTCAATTAGTTCAGAAGCATCTGATTCTGAGATATCATCAACATCTCCAACCACGAACTTGATAATTTTGTGCCCATTTATTGCAAACGGACCGTCTTTTATAAATTTGACTCGCATTACTTCTCCAGTGGCTGCTCATCAGTTGCCAGCCGCCACGCCGACAAGACAGGGGCCGAAGCCCCCGTTTCGCTTACAGAGTGTCAGGGCAAACTTCGCTATGCTGAACCACCGCTACGTTCACAGTTGCACCGGTGGTAACACCAGTGGAGACAACTGATATTCGTACGTATCGCAGGTTTGAGAACACACCGATCTTTCCAAGCTTTCCGCCGTCTGCCGTCAAAGCGCCAACTGCGGGAAGAGAGCCGATAAGCTTTTCGGCAGGGACATCAACAGCGCCTGCCATACCTGAGTCATCAGATTCTTCGAGCTTGAGGGTATATGTTCCGTCTGTCCACACGGGGGCAGAGATGAACGCGGAGAAGCCAAGCTCATAGTGAGCAGTGTCAATAATTGCACCAACAGTTGTGGTGTCGGATGCGATAGCCTCATAAAGAGCCTGAAAGCTATCCATTTTCGATACTTGATCGCGTACTGCCATTTCAGTTCTCCTTATGCCTTGATTTTGAGGATCTTTCCTGCCTCAAAGTTGGTTACCGCACCACCAACGCGCTTCGTGGTGTAGAACTTCGTGAACGGCTTCTCAGTGTATGGGTCACGCACAACGCGGATGCCGAATCTGTCTACGATGGTGTAGAACTCGGACCAGTCAGCTAGACACACAGAGAGTGCGTTTGCAGCGACTACGGGCATGTCGTTGAAGAAATTCACACGCTTTCCAAGAAGCATCAGGTCGCCACCTTCGCGCAGAAGAACGGGATTGAACAGGAAGTGTCCGTCAGTTCCCTTGAGTGCGAGCACATCTTCAAAGAATGCACGGCGGTTCATTGCCCACTGTGCGGCAGCGTGGTAGTCTTCAATGAGAGCAGACTGCATGTCCAGAAGGTCGTTTGCTGCAATTACACCAGAACCAGCAGTTGTAATCTGCTCAACAGCGTTACGCTCGTAGGTACCTGCAACAGACCATGCCGGATAAGCAAGGAAGCCACGAGGCTTCTGAGAGCCATCACCAGTTGTGAAAGCTGCGTTTTCATCTCGTGCAAATTTGCTGGAAACCTTGCCCTGGTGCCAGCTAACGATGTCGAATCCGCTATCGTCAAGCATCTTTTGAGACGCCTTGGGCTGAGCATACAGTTCGTGTACGGGGATCTTCAGGACGCCAACCTTTGCATTACCGGTATCTGGTCGAGCCTGAACTTCACCAACCCAACCTGAATCAGGTTCATCATCGTCAAGAACCATCTCGAAAACATCAGAGGTGGTAGACTGAACGTCGGCAAGGGGACGGATGGCAGAAGTCTCAAACATACGCTGGGAAATTCTTCCAGATCTGTCTGTAGTCAGGAAGAATCCGCCATCAGCGTCAGAACCTGCAACAAGCGCCTTCGCTTCTGTCATAACGCGCTGTTCATCAGCGCCGAACATGGATTTCTGAACGATATCCATGCATACACGCTCAACATCTTCCTGAGGAATTACTACGCCCTTCTTCAGATATTTTCCGAACGCTTCATCATAACGCTTATGAAGCGCGTCGTTCTTTTGTTCGCCATTACGTGCACCTTCAAGGATTTCTCGTTGCAGCGCATCGACATCTTCCTTCAGGCCCTTGAGTTCTGCTTCGTGAGCGGTACGGGCAGCAACAAACTCTTCTGCCTTCTTTGTAACTTCTTCGCGTACCTTCTCTGTTTCAGACTTGAACTCTGCGGATTCAGTTTCCGCTTTTCCTTTGAGCTCATCGAAACGCTGGTTCATCTTCCCAACGCTGTCGATAAGGTCTTCAAATTTCTTTTCAAAGTCGTTAGGCATGTTTAGCTCCTCATACTTTTCAGTAGTTGTTCAAGTTTCAATGTTGTTTCAGCACTTATCTTCACGCCGCTTTTCGCATCCCGCGCAACGCCATCTCCTGCTTCCCGCAGGGTCTGCACGTCGAGGCACTTGATTAAGAGCTTTGATGCACTTCGTGTTACTTTTATTTCAGATCGTAGCACGTTGTCAAGCTCACGCTCTGTAAGGCTCTTGAGCATGTCAACGTCCACGATGAGAATACCCTTTTCACCGAACGGACTTTCACGGTCCATCTTGGAATAGTACCTGTTGATATGAGCCTTGATTCCATCAATGTCACCTTCTGGAACATTCAGTCCTCCACGCGCACCCTGTACCGCAGCTGCTGCTGCGAATATAGCACGAGGGACAGCCAACATGCGACCATCCACAACGTCAGCTATGGGAAGCTTGTACGCTCCAAACTCTTCCGCGTTTTCACTGTCGAACCAGAGGAATGCGCGCCTGTATGCATCGGAAGGATCTTCCATGCTGTCTGTGAGTTCACGCACTCGCTCTACAGCCGATGTGGAGTCCCACGACATGTTAGTATCTGCAAGGGGCAAATCCTGGAACTGAACCACTGACTTCATGCCAGTGATCTTGGCTGATGGGTTCATAGGCATTGTTACTAGGCTGATCTCGTAGAGCATCAGTTCCTTGAGATTGCGCACGCTTCCATCCATCTCCCACTGGATTGCACAGTATCCGATGGACATTGCCGATACACTTCCTGCCTTCATCTGTGGGATGACGCGACCGCTGACGAACGTGTCACCCTTTGGCATGCGCCCCTTGACGAAAAGACCGCTGCTGTCCTCTTCAATCTCTATGTACACACCGAGCGGCATAGAGGAGTCGTGCTGCCACAGAACAGGTGTCTGCTTACCTTCGCGCTTCATCTTTTCGATGCAAGCCTTGAATGCTCCGGACATAACCCTGTCTGCACCGAGGTCCACATTGCCGAATGTAGAGGCGTACCCCTCGAAGGTGTAGAAATCGTCGTCCGAATCGTCCATCTGCTTGACGGAGAACGGAACGACTAACTTTTTCATTTCCATGCTGTGCGCTCCTGCTTTGTCTTTATCTATGCGCTCCGACATTCTGAGCGCCCAGTCTATTCCTTCTGTTCCACCCCACGCCATCCACATGAGGTACCCATTGTCGCGCCACGGCTCGTTCTCAAACTCTGGAGCAACAACAGCGTTATCGCGATGCCTGTTAAACTGGGCCATGCGCTTAATCACGTCTTCGCTGACAGGCTCACCGCTAGCAAGTTGAGAAGCGCGTCTCCAACCAATAGGAGTGCCAGCACCTTCTGTTTCCTTAGGGTACTTTTCGCGCCACTCGATAGCTTTTGCTGCGTTCTGTTGCGCCCTCTTGGGTGGAGTACGTTGTTCTTCTGTGAGCGACATTGTGAATTCCTAATAAAATGTTGCGAGGCTACTGCACCTGCACCGGATAAATTCTTCAACATCAGCGCCCAACGATGCATCTCCGGGATACATGAGTAGGCTGGTCCCAATCTGGAACGGCTCGTCTATATCAACGACCTGCCCATTAACTGCGCGATGCGATGCACGAACCTTGTTGTCACCGACTGTCTGCCAACGTTTCGTTGCCCGTCTTGGCTTCTGCTGCACGGTTGTTCTAGCACTTGCTGGCGTCGATTGTGGAAACCTTCCAGAGCGTACTTGGGCCTCCTGAAACTTCGCGTTCTCTGCTGCATTCTGAGTTTCAACAAGCGCTATGGTGTCAACGCGAGGCTTCAGCTTTCGTGCGAGTATGGCCGCAGCCACTGTTGCAATCGTTCGGTTGTCCATCGGTCCGCCAGTCTCAGCTTGTACAGTTCTGGCCTCGACAATTGATTCCTGCATCTGGTCTGCATCTGTCTGCGAGATGATGTCAGATTGAGACTCTGCGCGTTCTGTCCGGTATTCAAGCAGCGCCAGCAATAGCAGGTCTTCAAGCTCCTGATCTTCTTGTTCCTGCTTCGTAAGATACTCGATGTTGTACGCCTTGACCGTACCAGAGAAGGCCTTCTGCACGCGCTGGTAATGCGTCAACAGGATTCCGCGCCAGCTATCTCGGTACACATCGATGGATGGTGCTCGTCCTGTAGTGGCTACGGAAATACGGAAGGCATCACGCATCTGGCGATACAGAGAGTTGATGTCTCGCTTGAATGCATCTTCGAGCTTCAGCTTTGCGATCAAATCGCGCTTGGCTCTGTTTTCTGCCTTGGTTTCCATCTAAACCTCTGCATCCCTGTCTATAAGTTCCTGCGCTCTCTGCTCAGCAGTTGTTGTCGTGTTGTCATCTGTAAAAGCGTCCTGCCCAACAGGAACCAGATTAGCAGGAATGTAAATGCTATCCCCGCCAAGAACAGGTTCACGATTTGGCAAGTACTCGCGCATCTCGTTGATGGACTCAAGCCCGATTTCTTTGCGCGTCTTAAGCTCTGCAAGCCTGCGCGCCTTGAGGGCCGGTATCGACTCAGGGTTGTACGTAATCTGCATATCAGCAGGGGAAACGCCATATCGAGGCAGCAGGAACATCGACAGCGCAGAGAAAATCTTGTTCATGTTTGGTATGACTGCGAAGTCGTACAGGTGCTCTACAGCGCTTGCCATGTTGGAAAATGTGCTGGCATCGCTTGAGATGAGAGGAAGTGGAATGTGGTAGCGGTTGTATACCGCCCTGCTGCTAACGGCCTCAAGGTTCTGGTAGTCCATGTCCTTGTTCGTCTGCCCGAACGACTCTATAGACGTATCGTCAGCGCCAACAATAGCAATTTTGCCTGCGTTGTCAGCACCAGCAAGCTGTTCACGGATGGACTGCGCCCGCTCGTTGAACTGGTCCTCTGATATCGACGCGTCCTTGAACGTGACAACCATGGACGGTCTGGCCCCATTTGTCAGCATCTGAACGTTGTGGATACGTCCACGTACCTGCTGGTACACGTCGAGACACACAGCCTTGAGCGGTGAGTCTGCGAATACGTTGCTTCGACCGCTGGAATACCCTCGAACCTGGAAAAGTTCGCGCATGTTCCCGTCGTAGTATCTGTATCCCCATCTAGGAGTGCGCGTCTTCTGATAGTTCCCGCGTCCTGCACCATCTGATACGAGATACGACAGCGCGAATTGCTGCACCGAGTCTTCATACGCTGATACAGACTGAGGCTTTACAGAGAACAGTTCAAGCGGGGGACGTGTTACTGTTCCACCGGCGTACAGGAACGCATTATGCGTGAGCAGCCAGTTTCGCGCGATGTCCCCGATAAAATCTTGGTAGCTTTCGTTGTACTCGTTCGGGTCAGACAGCATCGCCAGCACATCGTGGCTGTCATCAAGGAGTCCGTCCTTCATGCGCACAACAGGCTGTATCTGCTCAATCTCCTGCGCAATGATATCCACAGCAGTAGCTACAGAACCAGACTCCCGGTACATCTCCATTGCCTGAGCTTTACCGATACCAGAGCCTACACCGTAACCGTTGGCAAGCACGTTGTATAGGAATGAACCGTTTTGTATGAGAATAGAATGCAGTCCACCAGTGCCCATAGAAGACGGCACGTCTGCAGACTTGCGCGATAAGATTTGACGTATTTTTTTAATCATCGAGGTTGTACACCCTCTCTTGTTTGTACGTACAGTAGCACGAGTACAACATATCGTAGCACGATGTCAAGTGGGCGTAAAAAAGCCCCCGAGAGGGGGCCTTGTTGGCATACTATGAATTCACATCCTCGTGCACTTCAACATACCATTCACCTTGATATACGTCTGGCAGATTGCAACGGATGCTGATGCTGTGCTTGTGCTGCGTGCTACTCCTAACCCTGGAATGGCTACAGTGCACGCAAACACTGATCCGCTGTCCGTATTCTCGCATACGAGAACAGAGAATCCGCTGGAAGCTTCGCACATCTCGTTGAACAGCTCCATGGCACAGTTCATGTCTGTTGCGTATTTTCGTGAAACATGACCTTCACAGTTTTCTGGTGTGTTTTTAGATGTACAACTTGGTGCAGGACGATGACACGTCTCGCAAGATATACCATCCCTCAGTTCAGCCACCTTAGCGCTCAGTTCGTCATTGATCATCTGCACACCTTCTTTACGATATACAAGATTGCTCTAGTTGCATACACGAATGCAAAGAAAACTGGACCCAATACGGCTACAATTGGCCAAAACAAGGCTAGTGCAGACAACATTTCGTAATCAAAATTAATGTATGTATACTTGTAAACAGCCCAAATAATTCCTTGTAAAGCAATTGTTACGCCTAGATATACGGCAACGACATCAATAATTAAAAGTGCAACGTTCATAGTATGCTCCTAGCTGTTCTCAATAGCGGTTATCATAATTTATTGTCACCAGTCATCTGCACACCTCGTTGAACTTATCGAACCACGTGTCCATAACATGGTCGTACAGTTCCTTACCGCTGTCCCTGCCGTACACCTCCACGTACCGATGCGCCACCATGACATGCGCACACGTCTCGCAACTCTCAACAACGCGCATGGCTTTCTCGAACCGCTGACGTTCAGTTCCGATGAGCTGCAGTGCCCGTGCGATGGTGTTGAGTCCGGTAATGAGACTACCCATTATATTCATCCTCATCGTAGAAAAGTTTCTTGTCCGCAAATTTTACAGCAACAGCTAAAAACTCGTCCCATCTGTCCTTGTCTACACTCACAAGCATGTCAGATATCGCAATCTGCATTACTTCTTCACGTATAGAAATCCTCTGCCTTATGTACGTATCGAAACAAAGTGTGATTTTTGCATCTGTCATATCTTCACCTCCACCCACTTGCACTTTTCTTCATCCCACCGCATTTGCCCACTCGCCGTGAGGTGCTGAAGGATAAACTGCCTCGCGTCGTTGCTACGCGTCCTTCCGCTGCTTCGCGCCTGCTTGTCGATGTACTCGACTACTTCCCTTGGCAATGAAACCTGAATACAAATATTTTCCATATGCACCTCCATATGTTGTTGACCAATTGCTAGCATTGATGCATGGTGATGTCAACACGATTTCACAAGGAGACGACATGAACCTTATTCCCTTTGAGCAAAACGGCTGGAAAGTACGAGTTGTCGAGCGGGACGGCGAACCGTGGTTTGTGGCAAAAGACGTGGCAGAGGCGTTGGGATATGCTAAGCCAGAGAACGCAGTATCAGCACACTGTAAGGCTTCCGTCACTACCCCGAAACAGGGTGGTGGGTTCTTGAACCTCATACCTGAACGTGACGTATACCGCCTTATCATGCGGTCAAAGTTGCCCGATGCTGAACGATTCGAAGAATGGGTTGTTGGCGACGTGCTCCCATCAATACGCAAGACAGGATCGTACTCTATCGCTATCCCGCGCACCCTACCGGAAGCTCTAAGAGCATACGCAGACGAAGTAGAGTCACACCAACAAACTAAAGCTATTGCTGCCGAGATGAAGCCCAAGGCCGACTTTTACGATCACGTAGTTGACAGCAAGGATGCCATGTCATTCAGGGATGCTGCCAAGTTGCTCAACATGAGGCAGGACGCTGCAAAGCCGCTTGGACAGAACGGGCTTTTCGAGTATTGCCGGAATGCTGGCGTACTCATGGGAAACAACCAGCCGTACCAGAAGCACGTTGACGCTGGACACTTCCGAGTTATCGAGTCCAGCTACTCAATAGGTGACGAAACGAAGGTTAGCCGCAAGACGCTAGTCATGCAGCGCGGACTTGACTACCTACGCAAGCGACTGTCCGCAGACGGATACGAAACAGCAGAGTAAAGAAAAGCCCCCGTAATGGGGGCATCTTCTATTCCTTGCCTGTGCTTCTAGATCCTGTACTCTTATATCAAGCTAGGTGGTGAGATCCCGGAGAGAAGGCATAGGGAGACAGCCTGACGTGACCGCCTCTCCTATGCTCAAGCTAGTATGGAGCCAACCCCATCGCTTCAGCCCTTAACCAATCCATCTTAGCTCGAACTTGCACGTGTAGCATGTGTTCACTAATACATCTCCTTGCCTCTATGAATCACTACACGTCCTTACCTTGTCCAGAGCACGCTTAGCCATGTCAATTGTGCTCATATCAATTGATTTGTTGGTGTCGAAATCACGAACGACAGACAGAACAACAGAATACAGATCACCAGCACACGACTTTACGCCATTGCTAACCCACACATCGTTGTCAGATGCAGGGCTAGAACACTGTGCTTCACCGATAAAAACATTCATGTTTCCTCCTAGTTCAGTTATAAAACAAACTCCCACTAACCAAATATATAATACTGCGTTTTTTACGCTTCTTCTATGCTACCGCACTCACAGCAGCGCCATGCCTTTGTATCCATAATTAACCTACTCATTCCCAAGGTGCAGATAGACATGAATGTTGTATCGAAGTTGCTCTGTATTTTACCGCCAGGATCAAGAGTTACCTTCTCTTGGTTTGTACCCTTTCCGCATTCTTTGCAGTGCCTGTATTTCATTCTCACCACCTATCCGAGAGTTCAGCAGGGTTCTAAATGCTCGCAACAACCCCCTATAGATGTGGATTAGTAACGAGCATACCTATCCGACGAGACTAGCATGGGACAGACACGACGAGCGACACGCAGCTAGACGATCACTCCGACAGCATTAGGATACTAGCATCCCTGATTCGGGTCTTCTGTCTGGTTAACAACTACCCACCACGCTCTTGAATCATGTCCCTTCGGGTAACGTGGATTTACGATCTGATGCCGCCATACGGTCGGGGGCAAACCTCCAGCACCAGAGTTCCGACACCTCCACGGCTCGGCTGGTTTACGCGCTTGTCTCGGCCCGTATCCAGTGCATGCATCCAATCATCGAAAATCATGTCTGCACCAATAAAAAAGCCCCCAATGTGTAACCGCTTGCTTAGGACGGCGCACAAAGGGGGCGAAAAAACTTTCTGTTGTCTACACGTCCTAAGCGACACCTAGATAACAATGTGCGCTCAGGACGTCAAGTGCTTTCTGTGAGAAACTTTTGGAGCTGGCGATGGGATTTGAACCCGCAACCTGCTGATTACAAGTCAGCTGCTCTACCGTTGAGCTACGCCAGCGAAATTTGTGGTACTACCGCTATACCTTTGCCTTCCATGCAGGGCAAAGGTCACCTGCGAACGCAAGACAACCGTATATATTCCTGAACAGGAGATCGCCAGAACTCTCTGTTACGTTAATGAGTTCTAAATTTGTAAAAACTATTGGCGCAACCCCTTTTGGTAGGCCACACCTACAGATACCAAACTCGCAGTCAATCCCGAATCTCTTCACAGCTTCCATCAACTCAGCATATCCCCACGTTGGCTCGAACTGACATGTATAGCACGTTCTCATGCGCATCCTCCGCAACACCCCTGTGGGATGTTTTCGTTTGCCAATCTGACAACCTCGGTCTTCATCTCCTCGGTAAAGTTTTCTGGCCATTCATAGTAGTCGGAAATACTCCACGGCCCTGATGTTGCACACCAGTCATCGTCAAACCCTCCACCTGATGAAAGGCATGTTCCGAGATTGCATTCTACACCGTCAACACTGATCACAAGATCACCAGAACAAAGGTTGGGATATGTTCCATCGTACGATACAAACTCTACTCTCATCACTCACCTCCAGTTGAAAAAACAAAACTAAAGACACGCACTCTCAAACAACCTGTGGCGGAAGATAATGGAGTCGAACCATCATGGTAACCATGGCACGGTTTTCAAGACCGCTTTGCATCCGCATGCGCTACCTTCCGTGGTGCGAGTGACATGATTTGAACATGCGATTTCCTGTCCCCAAAACAGGAGCGATACCAAGCTTCGCTACACTCACACGAAATTTGTGCGGTTTTGATAGTCGGACCGCAAACCGACCTCGCAGGCATCATGGCCGGTCGCTACTCCGGCTCGTGAAGCTGGTGGTTCATAGACCGTTGGCACATGGCCTTAGCGGAGTCGCCACCTAGCTGGCGTGTCTGCTTTCCACGCCGCATGATGCCGCAATATTTGTCGCCGGATGTTGATGAACGAGTGTCCGGCGTAGCTCGTGCTGACTTGGGGAAATTTGAGACTATATGCAACTGGCAGCGTTGTCAACGAGTAGGGAAGAAAGCTCTGCGCTTAGGCTTGGCTAGCATGTCCTCTACCGCGTCCATCATCGGGTCAACCTGATCGTCGTGTTTGTGGGCCATGGTAGCGGAAAACGCACACACTTCGCCCATGAACGACGATAACCACGGCGCTGACTCTGGCACCAGCACCTTCCCTGATTCGCAGTATGGAGCGCATGCAGCAGCACGGGAAACCTTGTCTGTGTTGCGCTGGATTCCGATAGCTGGGATATTGGTCTCAGTCTTGAACGTCTGCAACAGCCCGATACCGGACGACTTGTCCTCGATCTTGATGCTTGAAGCTGCGGGGACGCCACCAATCCTCTCTGGTCCAGTCCACTTTTCCCAAATAGCCTTGGCCTTCGTGATAAGCTCTGGCGTTTCCCACTTCCCGCGCCACACGTCGAGCAGCATGATATTGTTTCCTGTGCTCCCCCACACCTCAAAAACGGAAAAGTCGTTGTGCTGCCCTTTCTTGCTGGCAGTGTCCGCGTATATGCAGACATCCACAATCTCGGACAGCCGTTCAGGAGCGTACTGACCAAACCAGTGCTGCTTGAACATGCCCCCGCCAACTGGCACAGGATCTTGCATATACTGGCTGTGGAACGTGTAGGAGTCGTCCTCTTTGAGCTTAAGAAGCTCCTCTATGCTATCCTTCTCCTGCCAGTAGCTCTTACCGTCAATTACAGCCGGGACGCTGACTACTTCCCAATCTGCTCCGCTTGCGCTGTTAAGAAGGAAGCCTGTCGGGTCGTCCTCGTGCACGCGCTGCATGATGAGAACGATAGGAGTGTCGCTTGTAGCAAGACGCGATTTGATGGTGTTGTTAATGAACCGATTGGCCCTGTCTCGCTTCGTCTTGCTCCATGCGTCGTCCGGCTTCAATGGGTCGTCAAGAAGCAGCACACCAGAAAACTCGCCCTCCATCCTGCCAGCACGGAAGCCGGTAACCTGACCACCGACAGACGTTGCATAGCATCCACCCTGCTTCTTTCCATCGACAACCACGTTCCAACGCTTCTTGGCAGATGAGTCATTAGCTATCTCAAGCCCGAACAGCTCTTTGTACTCGTCAGTCTCGATGATCTCTTTCGCGCTGCTGCTGTTAAGCTCGGCAAGCGAATCCGCGTATGACAGGTGCAGGAACCTACACCATGGATTGTTAGCCAAACACCACGGAATGAAAGAAACAACCGCAGTTTCCGTCTTACTCCCACCGGGGGGTATGTTGATGATAAGGCGCTTGCAATCTCCACTCACAACGCGCATGAGCGCGTCTATGACAACCCTGTGATGCCAGTTAAGCTTGAACTTGTAGCCGTTGCGCACCTTGAAGAAGTAGCGCAAGAAAAGCTCATAGTCATGCTTGAGGGCTTCACGGTAGATGGCAAGCTTTACTGGATCAGATATCATCCTTCAACTCTGCAAGCGCAGCCTTGAGCGTCTTTGCGTCGATGGTCACGCTGGACTCTGACTTGATTGGCCCACCGTCTTTGCCCGTCATTTCGTGATCAACTTTGTCACGCCACTGTTCAGGCTTTCGGTTCTTAAGCCAGAATATGCAAGCCGTTGTATCGGGTGGGTGGTTCTTAATCGTAGGAACAACAAGGGGTGTGCCATTGTCATTGAATATCTTGTCTTCAGGAAGAGAATACCCACAAGCCCTTTCGTAAAGGCTTCTTTCAACCCTTTGGTCAGCCTCATCCTTCCAAACTTTTAAGGACTCGCGAAACTCTTCGTGAACACCCTTCCACCTGTTCCATGTTGCTACATCAACCTCAAAGAACTCAGCCATTTGTATGTCTGTCCACCCAGCCTTTGCAAGCTTTTCGACACGAGCAAGGTCTACTGAGTCATATTTACTAGGTCGGCCTCCTGCCATAATACACCTACCCCTGCTTAATTCTGTTTCTGTTCCACGATTTTTCAGTATCGTCTATCGTTCCTATTAGCTCAGAAAAACCATCTTCGCAAGCGCTATGGTACGCACCTGCTGCGTAGTGGGTACGCATGTGCTGCGTATAAACACTAAAAGAACACTGCACCGTGCTTGTGACTGTCGTTTCTATGACACCAAGACTCCGTAAATCTCTGTACGCTCCGGAGACTGTCCTGAGCTTCAAGCCTGTCAACTTCGCTATTCTGCCCTGCGACGGATTACACTGACCTGTGACGTTATTATAGTGCCTACAAATGGCAAGAGCAACCAGCCGCTGTGTTGCGGTCAGTCGCTCGTCATGCCATATCAAGTCCTCAATCTCACGCTTCTGCATTGTGATAGTTTACGGCTTCATTGTGAGAACATCAATCTCCAATCCGAAGCGTCTGGATAACAAGCGAATGCGCTCGGCATACCTATCAGCGTTGTCCCCTATCAGCAGCACCCCAGCCCGCTTTCCTGTCATTCTAGCGTAGTGCAAAGCCTGCCCAACTGACTCGGCCCACTTCTCTTGGAAGTCGATTTCCCATGCATGTGTTTCCGTCAGGCAGTCCACGCGAGTTCCATCCTCAAGGCGGTACTCCATGACGCCTATCCCATCGCAGAAATTTTCCTGATAGTCCCTCTCTTTCATGTCCCACGCCATAGCTGGGAACGCTGTCAAGACAGTAGACATGACTACCATTGCTGAAATGAATATCAGAGTACGACTTACCATATTGGGCACACCTGCGACGGTGTAACTCCGGCTGGCACCTTGAATGGAAATTCACCCATCTCGTTCAAGATCGTAGGCTGCACCATTTCCTTTTTGCGATTCGTTGCCTCCTTAAGCGCGGACTCACATTCTTCTGAGCAACAGCGTTGCCTGCTGCTCTCTTTTGTGAACTGTGTATCACACACTATGCAGCTGATTACCTTCCCTACCTTGCTACGTTGGGCAATCCCACACTTCCTGCTGCAATACATTGACCTCTTTGAAGCGAAGCGTGCCACCTCATACTCACAACCGCAGTGCTTACACTTCTTCTTCATTTCTCCTCCAATATCTTGATTGCCAATGCCCATGCGCACCATTCTCTGTGTCTGCCGTCTCCACGACATACTGGGCAGTAGAATCGCCCACCACCGTCGACAACGTGGACCTCGTATGCCAATTCGGCAAGCGCAACGAGCTTGTCGCGCATCCGTGCGTTTTCATCACGGAGCGAATCACGCTCAGTCTTCAACTCAGCGATACGTTGTCCGCGTTCTTTAAGCTTGTCCTCTGCGTTCATCAGAGCACGCTTGTAGATGTGTCCGTTTACTTCTGTCATTTTTCCTCTCCATATCTTCACGCACCAACCGTGCCAGGTATCTGCTTCGCGGTTCCTTCGTTGTGTTGTAGTCGTCGTCAATCTCTGCTGAGGATCACTCGTATTTACAGAATGCTGGTCGCGACGCCATAAGCCCACCGCCTAGTAGTGGGTTTTCGAGCTTAAATGTTCCAAGATGGCATCCATACAAGTTGCAATAAAACTCTACCAAGACGCCCCGAAGGTTCGCAGGTTTTTTACTACGTATAGAAAATAATTCATTCCATCCCGTTGTGACTTTATGCGGACAATTTGAGCGGCATGCCGCGCGTAGTAACTCATCATCAGTATTTATTTCTATGAGTGCATGTTCCTTCATTCTCCACCTCCCAGCACGCCCCGCGCGATGTCTGCGCAGTCGGCTGATGTCAAATGTTCGTGGTTGTCGATAATGTCGCGGAGAGCTTCGTTAGCCTTGATCTCCTGCATGGTAGGACGGTATGCACCCCTGATGCTGCGGGCATTACCACAGCAAAACGGGTTACTGCAAAACTTTCGCGTCTTGCGGTAAACACCAATGCGTTCTCCAGGGAAACCACGTTTCGCCTTCTGTGCTACGCAGTCTGCGCGATACTTACGTTCTCCGCGATTTTCAGGATGCATTTTCACATCCGTTCAGGGCCTCCACGCAAAAAGATTCCACTCTACGCATAGATTCCGTTGCTATGTCTTCGCCACTTGTTACGGAGTCCCTGACTGTCTTCCCTTTGATGTAATCACCTGCAACACACATTACGTGCCGCATTATTGACACAGCCCCTCCCATCCCGTCTGACTTGCGACTTTCAGCGTCAGAAATACCACAGTAAACAACTGATAACCCTTCTAAAAGACGGTCCCGCTCCTTCTCCGCAGCCTCGGCGCGGGCGATGAGGACGGTGTAAGACTTCTTGAGCTCCTGCAATCCTTGATCACACTTGTCGAACTCTGCGAGATGCTCTGCGACTGCATGAATATCAAGATGATCGCCACGCTCTAGCCCTATGTGAAAGCCAATCATCTCCATGACTTTATTTGCGTCGTCTTCGTGCCAATAGAACTCGCTCATCACTCAACTCCTCGGACTACGCGGCCTTTTGCCCTGTTTTATTTCAATCCACTTACACTGTTCCTTATCCCATTCCATCTCGGACAACCCTTCGATGTTCGCAAGTACCCGACCACGCACCTCGTCGCTCAGGCTTTTCCCTCCCTTGCGTGCCGTTGAGTTCAGGAACTCGATCACCTCTGTAGGAAGTAGAATAGAAATTCGCTCCATCGTCATATTACACCTCGTAATTATCAACGATAGCAATAAGCCAGTCGAGTTGGCTTGAACGTGCTGCGCCCCGTGCGGCGGCCCGCGCTGTCCATGCGGCGTCCCATGCTGTCCATGCTGCGTACCGTGCGGCGGCCCGTGCTGCGTCCCATGCTGTCCATGCTGCGTACCGTGCGGCGGCCCGCGCTGTCCATGCGGCGTCCCATGCTGTCCATGCTGCGTCCCGTGCTGCGTCCCGTGCTGCGTCCCGTGCTGCGTCCCGTGCTGCGTCCCGTGCTGCGTCCCGTGCTGCGGACAGATCTTCATCTCTAGCCTCTCCATGCGCAAACAAGTGTGCAGTCTTTATACACTCAATACTGCGCTCATCTTCCATCAGGCTCAAAACTTCCTGTGCACACGCAACAGCGAAAAGCCGTTCAGGGGTTCGATCTTCAAGGCACCGCAAAGCCCAGATCGCATCGTCTATCCCATTGCTGTCGATGATGACTCGAAAAGGAAATCTTTCGTCATCTGCTTTTGTCTTTCCAAAATGAGACAGAAGCTTGTTCCATCCTTCTACACATGGTTTGTGCTTTCTAATCTCGTTCAAGCTGATTGTGATCATACTCATTCCTCCTGTGGTAAAACATACCACCTATAACCACGCTGAGTCAACACATATCAGGCCACTTTGTCCTGTTTCATCAACTTTTTTGCCTGAACAGTCCCTCGGTATCCAAATCCAAAAACATCAGCATATAGGCTTGTCCGTCCATTCCCGTAAGGCGCAACATACAGCTTTTTCACCTGTACGGTTATTAGTTCGTACTCTCCGCCTATCTTTACCCAGCACTGATAACGATGATTTATTTCAGAATTTTTTACTTTGACAAATCTGCCCATGTACGTCTCCTGTAATTTTTGCCATATCGCGTTGCAACTGCGCAGCCTCTTCTGCAGTCATGTCGTTGAACGACTCCACCCGGGGTAGTCCGTGCGCCAGCCTGTAGCCGTTGACGTAGGCTAGACGCACGGACCTGTTGCGAGTATCCAGACAAATATGCTTGAGCATTGCATATAGTGCGCGTAGTTGGGTGGGGTGGATGGATGCTATCGTACTTGCAGGGATTCCGACTCGACAAGACGGGCACCGGATACAGTCGCACCGGATGCGATAGCTTTTTTGATTGCCTCCTTGTCTGGGTCAGTTGTCGTTTTAACACGCAGGAACTGGCTCGGCAGGGTCGACACATTGTCAACCATTACGGACGTAGACTTGCGGAGGCTGATCGTAGTTGTGTCCCCACTGACCTTGCACAGTCCGTTTGACCGCATGACGTGCAGCATATGAGACTTCATACGCTCAAGCGCATTTTCTGCAGCCTTGCGTCTATCCTGAACGCGCTTTTCTTCATCCTTAAGAAACTGAATACGTGCCGCCTGTTGGCGAAGCACATATCCATATGCGTCAACTTTTTCGGACTCCTGTGACGCGAGTTTTTCTAGGTAGGAGTCTAGGGCATGAGCGTCTACTTCATTCGCGTCTACAGATTCTAATGACTCAAGCACGTTGCGGATTTCCGCCTGTATATCGTTCATCGTGAGCATGGTGTGATCCTAAAACGGCACGTCATCCATGCCGGACGTATTGCTGTGGTGATTGGTGTCATTGTCATATGCAGATGTGGGTGGTTGGTTATCGTAACTGTAACCACTATTACTGGTCGTCTGGACCTGCACAATTTCAGGAATAGGCTTGTCGGTGATGATCTCCCCTCCCGCCATGACGTCCGCGTATCCGTCACGGTTCGGAGTGATGATAGCCTTGATGCGGTTGTTGACGTAGCGGTCTCCATCTTCGATCTTCTTATATCCAACCTTTATGGGGAATTTCAGGCCGTCAAAATCGTTTACGTCAGCCTGTCTGCCCTGCATGGCATTCTGGCTTTTATCCTTCGGGTCTATTCCACGTGCGGCTTCAAGGATGGCTCTCATTGTAGCGCCACCCCCGCCGCACCAGCGTTGCTGCCCATCAGTCAGGCGAGTGCGCTGGGCATGAGACGGAAGGGGGATAAACTCGAATATCTTTCGCCCCTCATAAGTTCCTGACACGCATTCAAGGCAGCAATCGAGGTAGAAGATTCCTGACTCCGATGAGCTGACAAAAGGATTCTTGGTGCGCTTGTCACGTTTTCCGTTCTGGGGTTCTTCCGGCTTACGGATGGACAACTTAAACAGACAAATGGAGTCTTCTGGGATACACCCTCCAGTAGACTGTTCACGTTCGTTTCCGAAATCAAGCATGGTATTCCTCCTGCTTCATTTTTTTGCTGTTGAGGTTCATCTTCCCAGCGGTCATGATCTTTGTTGCAATGGAAGCCAAATCCGGAGGCTCATACGTCTTTAACATACCGCTCCTATCTTTCGCGGGAAGATTTTCAATAGGCTGAGTTACAAGGCGGCGTACGTCGTTGCCGTCTTCGTCCTTGACGATTTCGAGGTAGAACACCTCATCGAAATATGATGGCAACATCTCCTTGACGCGCTGTCCCTGTATGCTTGCCTCGATGTACCGGCGGTTGTTCTCGTCCTGTGAAACGGTATCCAGTGCAGTAAACACTACGTTGTAGTTTGGGATGTCGCGAAAAGCCTTGATGAGCCCTGTCATGCGTTCGCTATAGACACCCCACATTTTGATGGCGTCTTTGCCGTTCGGATATTCCTTTTTAAGAGCCTCCACACAGCGAGAAGCTATCTCTGTCAGGGAATCCACAAACACCCACTTGAACCGCTTAATGTGGTCAGGGCTGACGAGCATCCGGTAAACATCCTTCATGTCTGCGAACGTGGACACCTCGCACCCCTGAATACGCCCAGATACAACCAGATCGCGCACGCACAACAATCCGCTTTCTGCCGACACGACGAATACGTCCTGATTCTCCGGTATTGTACGCAACAGGCTTGTCTTGCCCTTGCCGAATCCGCCAATAACGAGGCATGTCATACGGTCAGCAGATTGCGCAGTAATCGGCTTTATCGCCATCTTCATCTCCTCCGTAGTTTTCCCATTCGCTGTCCATACCGCCCATTACAGACGGTGCTGGGCATAGCTGGTAGTCTGAAAATTCAGGCGTGCAGTGAAGAACTTCCTCATCGCTCATGTCTGGGTATATGCCGCATGCTGGCGGATGTGTGCCCGGTATCGTCCACATGGCTACTGTCCGCCTTCTTCCAGTCCATCCGCATATCCACGCCCATATTCAGCCTGCAGATCGTTTGCAAGTTTGTGGGCACGTACGCGCAACTCCTTCTTGTCTGCAAGAGCCTGTTCAAGCATGCAGTTTGCGTGTTCCAGATCGGATTCCGCAGCCACATGAAACACAGCCAATCTGAATGCTTGGTTCACCTGCATCAGCCGTTCAAGCCTGTCGCGTGACGATTCTGGGAACGTAGAACAGATGTGGCCGAAGATTTCGGCGGCACGTTCTATGGTCATGGGTTGCATGGGTTACTCCTCGCCCCGCGCCTTGCGGATGGCATCGGAAATTGCGTCAATATCGGGATCCCCAACACCAGACCAATCTTCAAGTTTACCGAACCAGTCCGAAACTTTTTCCAGTGCCTCGTACATCTTCTGCGCTGCAGCCATTTTCTGCGCTGTCCCCTTGTCGTCGCGAAACTTGGCAACCATCTCGGCAACGTGGTTTCCATCATCGTTGATGATGCAGAGCGTCCCCCACGTGTCGCACTCTTTCACATGCATTACGCAACCCTCCGTCCCAGCGTGGCCGGGAAGTCAACTCCGGGACGGACGCCGTACACACTCTCAGGGCTCCGGGCTGCGGCCTCGAACTCTGCCTCAAGCTTGAGCACCAGTGCGCGGCTGCCGCTCTCGTCTACCGCGGACTTGGCCCATGCGATGGCCTCTTCTTCGCTCGTAAACCACGACACCTCATCAGGATGCAGGTCGTCGGTGTTTCCGGGGTAGTATTCTGCGACTGCGTGGAATCCCATGTTACAAACCTCCCATAAAAAAGTATCTGACAACAAGGTAAACGCCTACTCCAACAAAAAGTGTGGTTGTCCAAATGGAATCTTCGTTTTCAAAATACCAATCTACGAACCGAAACTCACGACGCCGCGTCCTGCGCAGCATCTCGCTCTCTATGTTCGGGGTAAGCATCTTCATGTCGTCCTCCTAGTTGTCAATTGATTCCCGCCTTGCGGAGCCGCCGCAGACCTATTCCACGGGGCCCGTTCTAGTAGGATTCCTACCGGGACCATCCCGACAGGACCGCAAAGCGGGAACCTGTTTTAATACTCCTCCGTTCCGAGGTTCGGTCTAGGGTGTTTACTTGTCGTCCATCGCGTTAGGTCTGGATCTCGTTCAACTCCTCGCTACGCCTCAGGAGGCCACACTCCCGTTCTCGTCTACCTGTTCAGCCCGTGGGCCTACTCGGCGGTGTCTGTTTCCGTTCGTGTTGATGACAGAATATCAAAACACAGAACGCTGTCAACTCTTTTCCGAAACTTTTTTGTGTTGACTTGCATTGTGCATATTGATATATTCACACCCATGAACAAAACATATCCACCAACAAACAGCGATGTGCGCGCATCCATTGCCGAATACCTGATCACACATGGCAAGACGATTCACGCGCTTTCGCTTTCGGCAGGGGTATCGCAGTCAACGCTGCGAGAGTTTATGGCCGAACGACAGGGGATGTCTCTGGAAACTCTGGAGAAGATAGCCCCGACAATCTACGCGAAAACAGGACAAAGTGATGCCGACAGTTAAGTGCAGACAGTGTAAAAAAGATTTTTACGCCAAGCCAAGCAGACTCTCCAGTGGGCGCGGGAAATTTTGCAGCAGAAGATGCGAAATGGAATACAATTTCAATAACATGTCTACTGTGTGTCCACAGTGTGGAAGATCATTTAGAAAAAAATACGCAGCCCAAATTTTTTGCTCTCGAAATTGCGGAAATGAATCGCGTGTTAAGAGTGCGCCAGAACAAGACTCGCACACCGAAAACGTTGACTGGGTGTTATATTCAGACCTGCAGATCACAGCAGCTGGTGAGTCACTAGGGCTTGGATATGAGATCGCATTTTAAACAACCAGAAGGAGACGCAAGATGCCGATAGAATTTTACTATCTGTTTGGTTTGATATGCGCTGCGCTGATCATCGTTGCGATTTCAGTAATCTGTCCTGATAAAGAGATAAGAATCGTTGGACAAATAAAGGATAAACACAAATGAACAAAGATATTGTAATTTCTTGTTTCGACTACAGTACTAACATGGTCAAGCCGTGGGCCGAAGCTGGCTATACCTGCTATTGCGTTGATTTGCAGCACCCTGCAGGAGAAACTCGTGAAGGTAATATCGTCCGTGTGGGTGTCAACATGCTGGATTGGATGCCGCCGAGTGGTCCAATAGCATTTGCCGCATTTTTCCCGCCCTGCACGGACGTGGCCGTAAGTGGCGCACGATGGTTCAAAGATAAGGGAATAGGTGCCCTTTGGCGTGCGCTACGTCTTTTTGACGTATCTGTGCGCATAGCAGAGTGGTGCGGTGCGCCATATATCATCGAAAACCCAGTGAGCACGGTTTCTACATACTGGCGCAAACCGGACTATACTTTTGATCCCTGCGACTACGGTGACCCGTACACCAAGCGGACCTGCCTATGGACGGGGGGAGGGTTTAACATGCCTCCGAAAGATCCAGTTGAACCAACTTTGGGTAGCAAAATGCACTTGCTTCCACCGAGTGAAAACAGGGCAAACCTTAGGAGTGAAACACCTATTGGATTTGCAAATGCAGTTTTTAAATCGAATTGCAAATAGAGTCAAAATGATCTGCAAACCATTCGTATTCAAGGCGTCGAGCGGAAGAGAGTGCCGAGTATTCCACCCGCTCAAAAACCCATTATGTCCGACAGGAGTGATATTCTCTGGAACAGCTACCTGGAGGATAGATTACTATTACAACGACAGGTTTGGATGGAGAGAGTTGATGAACTACGATGCACGCGACAGAGCGGTTGCAAAATTTATAGCATGGGCAGATGGAGAATGCGCATGATCGTGCTTGACTGGACTGTCGTTTTGTGGGAAAACTTACCTACAAGGTCAACATAGGAGGTAATTTTGAGCGATGTCTTTAAGACCGTTGAGGTCATTTTTATTCAATGCCAAAGGTGCAAACACGAGTGGCACCCAAGAAAGCCAGCGGCTGATGTTCGCATGTGCCCTAAGTGCAAATCCCCGTATTGGGACACCCCAAAGGTAAAAAAGGGGTAATCTATGCAATGGCTGCGCTGGTATGCAGGGACTGTATCAGACCCTAAGTTTTTGGTGGTCGCCCGTAAGTCTGGGCAGAATGTAGCAGCAGTGATTGCAGTGTGGGCCATCTTGCTAGAGAGGGCACTTGAAGATAGCCGAACGCAACCGAACGCAACCGAACGCGGAATGGTTGATGGTTTTGATTGCGAATCGTCCGATGCTGTTCTTGGTCTTGCAGACGGGGCAACACAGAAGATCATTTCCGCACTTGAAGAAAAGGAGATGCTTCTCAATTGGAAAATAGTAAATTGGGAAAAACGTCAACCAAAACGTGAAGATGGAAGCGCAGAACGTGCAAAAGCGTGGCGAGAAAAACAGAAAACGAACGCAACCGAACGCAACCGAACGCAACCGAACGCTAGAGGAGAGGAGAGAAGAGTAGAAGAGAATAAAGACACTAAGACATATCCCACGGAACTCTGCGAGTTCGTGGATGCGTTTATAGGCTATGTCGAAAGTAACTGTGGTTCAATGGCCCCAAAAGGAAAAAATATACGCTCACAGTCGTTGGATACGGTTGAAAAGCTGATACGAATTGACGGGTTCACACTCGACCAGATTCGTGGAGTTATGCAGTGGGCAGTAAGGGATGACTTCTGGATGAAAAACGCAATTAGCCTTGCACAGCTCAGGAAGCCAAGCAAGAGCAATGGCCTGACAAAATTCCAGAACATCTTTGCAGCTATGTCCAAGTCAGAGCGCAAGCATAAATCGGACAGCCATTGGGACGAAAACATGCGGAACGGATTACAGGCTCTTGCCGAGCTTGAAGCGGAGGGAAGGATATGACCGAGGCTCAGCGCAAACTCACTGCAATCATGATCCTATCGGAAAACTTCGGGGCCAAGATGAGCGCAGAGTTGCAAAAGTTTTGGATGTTGTGCCTTAAAGAACACTCTGCGTCTATCGTTGAGCATGCATGCAAGCGCGTCATCGAAACGTACACGTTCAAGACGATGCCACCATTTGCAGTGCTGCAAAAAGAAATCAACTCCATTACTGGAAACACGGAAGAAGATAAAAAGCTCGAAGCAGAATCCGCGTGGGAAACAGTGCTTGCCTTGGTGTCTAAGCATGGTCGGTATAATCAACCAGTGATCACTGGACCGTCAGCGGATGCTCTGCGCACTGTTGGAGGGTGGAATGCGCTGTGCTCTTGCTTAGAAGACAATCTCAAATGGATGAAACGGGATTTTGTTGAAAGCTACTTGGTTAATGACAAGGTTATAGCAAACGCACTTGAATGCAGTCACCTGCTTGCGCTTGGAGGCGGAAATGAGAAATGTTAATACCTCGCAATTGTGGGCAAAGCTTGTCACAGCATCTGCAGATCGCGACCATAGTACCGCAGCAGCGATTGCAGATGAGCTTGTATCCAAGAAGGCACCGGGGGCCTATATGATCTGGGAATACCACCAATCTATGCTTGATGGTAACACTAAGTCTGCATATGAGGCGCGATATCGAGCAGCGACTACAATGCCTTACCCGTTGAGCGAGTACATGGTCAAGAATTAGGTCATGCTGTGACCTGCCAACATCAATGCGAAAGGAGAAAGATGTGGAAAAAATCTATATATATTTTATGTCAATAACATTGTTTGTAGTATGCATTTGTGTTGTAGCTGGGTGCGCAGAGCATATTGGGATTATTTCATACAAGGCATGTGACACAATATGTTCTGTGGGTATGTGTGTATGGATAATTTTACTGTTTTTGTTTAGTTTTATTGGTATGGTGATTGAAAAATGAAAACAGTTTTATGCTGGTCTGCTGGAAAAGACAGTACGGCAACAGGAATTTTAGCAAAAGATAACGGAATACATATTGACGAAATAGTCACGGTAATGCCAGACCCTTTTAAGAAAGAATTAGAGCTTAAAGAAGCTTTTGAAGATTATATGGGAATGAGCGTTGTGATGATTGATGGTCCATCTTTTGAAGAATATTTTTTTATGAAAAAAACAAGAGGAAAATACGTAGGAACAATATATGGATGGCCTTTTACTGCATACAAAACCTGTGCACGTGTTATGAAATGGGATCCAATGAAAAAACATTTTTCAGGGCAAGACATATGTTTTTTAATTGGCATTGCAACAAATGAAAACAGAAAAATTTTAAAACCAAATAGGTCTTTGTTAAAAGAGTTTGGACTTTCTGAAAACGACGCAAGAGAACTTTGCATTAAGCATGGGCTTTTGAATCCGCTATATAAACATTTTAAGCGTATGGGTTGCGTTCGATGTCCAAAACAAGGTAGAGCGGCTCTTGAAAAGGTGCGCGAAATGGAACCAGAAAAATTTAAATGGATGATTGATAACGATGAAAAATCTCCAGTTACTTTTAAACCGTATATGACATTCAAAAGTTTTATTGGAATAGGAGAAACAAGACACAAACAGTTAAGTTTTTTAGATGATAAAATATGACCCTGCCAACATCAATACAACTGTGCCGGGCCAATGGCCTGCCCGAATCATCCGGAGGGGTGTAAAATGAGCGACAAGCAGAAGATTGAGCGACTGGCGGCGGCGATGGGTCACGACGTGTGGAGAAACGACCAAGGCTTTATTGTAATTTGCGGACTACACGAAGATTGGAATCCATGGGAAAACCCTACAGACCTGCGGCAAGTTCTGCGCCATATACAAGACAGAAGCTCAATAAGCAAAGTTGTCACACAAATCGAAGTCAACGGAACACCAGCGTGCAGTTATTTCGACGCGCTACTTGATGCTGTCTTTGCACCAAGCATAATCGCAGACGCTGCACTCGAAGTGCTGGAAGGAGAAAAGAAATGTACGCTGTAGTAGTACCTGCCGGAGGTTCAGAAACTTGGTTTTTGCATGAACCAGGAGCTACGGAAGAAGATGCTATTAGAAATTGCGAACGCGACTGTGGTGAAGGTGACATGAACACCATAGATGACGTACGCAAAGCACTAAAGGACAGGTGGATAGACGTTGTTACAATCACTGAGGAAGAATACGCGAATTACATTAAGAGAGTATCTGTATTTGGAGCGCTTGTTGCCCCGTATTGCGTGGTGGTAAACAGAGCAAGAAGAGGAGATAGATATCAGTGGGTAGATATACGGAGCGAAGAGGAAACGAAAGTGTTTTTTGACAGTACGTTCTAGAAGGTACGAAGGAGAAAAGAAATGAAGGTGTGGATAACGACGTACGCGCTGACGACTGGTATTGAATGTGTTGATGCCAAAATAGTTGGAAAAACTGCGTGCTGGAAAAACAATGGTGGGTATGGGCAGTCCGCTGGTTGCAAAGACTGGCACCGTACCGAATAGGCAGCAATCGCCCATGCCGAGGCGATGCGTGCCAAGAAAATCGCGTCGCTCAAGAAGCAGATCGCCAAGCTCGAAAAGATGACGTTTGCGAGTGGAGAAGAGTCATGAAAAAGGAAGTTTTAGACCCCTGCTGCGGATCCCGCATGTTCTGGTTCGACAAACATGACCAGCACACTCTGTTTTGCGATAGCCGAGAAGAGGAACATGTCTTGTGCGACGGACGCGCTCTACACGTTGTCCCCGATCTTGTCGCCGACTTCCGGTCAATGCCTCACGATGATGCGTCGTTCAACCTCATCGTCTTCGACCCTCCACACCTGGATAAGGCCGGTCCCCAGTCATGGCAGGCGAAGAAGTATGGCAAGCTCAATCGTGATTCATGGCGCGAGGACTTGTCCAAAGGGTTCGCTGAGTGTTGGCGAGTCCTGCGCCCCGGAGGAACACTCATCTTCAAGTGGAATGAAACGCAAATCAAGCTGCGCGATGTGCTCGCATGTTTTCCGCAGCGGCCGCTTTTCGGCCACACCACTACGCACAACCTGAAAACTCACTGGATGACGTTTTATAAGCCGGAGGTGAAATGAACATACCAGTTTCAGATATCCACGTAGCGGGTGGGCTTAAAAAATGGATGGAGCGCGAGGCTAGGAATGTGAATTCCTTGCACCAGATTGGCTCAGGATTGAATAAGGTCGCAAACGCGACTCGTAGTATGGGTGAAGACTTTTCGAAGCCTCAGAATAGAAAAAAAGCCGTTCCGACAGAGCATGAGGAACAGGTCGAGTTTATCAAGTGGGCTAGGCAGAATTTACAGCCTGATGTGTTCGCCATGCTGTTTGCCATTCCAAACGGCGGCAAGCGCAGCAAGAAAACAGCGGTAGATTTGAAGGCTGAGGGCGTCAAGCCTGGGGTGCCAGATTTGATGCTGACAACTCCGCGCGGAAAGTATCACGGTCTGTTTATCGAGATGAAACGCACAAAGGGCGGAGTTGTCAGCAAGGAGCAGCGAGAGATGATTGCTATGCTACAGAATGCAGGATACGCTGTGTATGTATGCAGAGGATGCGATGAGGCACAAGATGCAATGCGCGAGTACATGTTCGGACAGGAGTAGAAACATGGTCAAATGCGGAGAGGAATGTGTGTATATCGGAGAGATGGCATGTCCCAATAACACTCTTGACGGGGGGGCTTGTTTCAATCGGGTTATGAAGGCGTGTGAGATTATAGGCGAGTCCGAGGTTATCGCCATTGCCGAGCGCCTTGTCCATGCACGGACGAAGCATCCAGATAATGGCGGAAGTCGGCGAGGAAGTTTTGACGCGATAGAGGATGAAGGCGGCGAACTGATGATAGCTTTTTTTGACGAATCCGAAGACCGACAAGACGACGAAGCCCTTGATGTCGTGGTTACGTGTCTGCGGTTCAGGGGTAAGGAATACGATCAGCCTGGAGGAGAATAGTTGTGGGTTGGATAGACTGGGACCGTTATCAAAACCTGTTGGGTACAATGGCAGATCGCGAGTTGGCAAAAATCATAGGATGCTGTCTCAGTACCGTTCACAAAAAAAGAAATTCACTCAGCATACCTTGCTTCATGGAGAAAAAGAAATCAAGCGCCACATGGGACAACTCGTCGTGTAAGGTTGGGTTTACCATGCCTATGAATATCGTACGCATGATAGACGACAACTACAAGCATACCAAGGAGCCGAGGAGCAGATATATTGCGCGGCTTGTGCGCGAAGACAATGAGCGCAAGGAGGACAACCATGCCAACCCCTAAACCATGCGACACCCACGCCAATCTCCCATGCACCCAGTTCGGAAAGTGTTACGGCTATGCGTGGCAAGGAAAGACAGGTACGGCTAAGGAGTTGCATTCCGTCCGCGAATGCCCGTTTCGTGAACAGGTCCGCGACTGGTGGCGGAAGAATGTGAGGAGGTGATGATGGAAAATAAAAGATCAAAGCTCGCAGCGATTGTCGCTCTGGATTGTTTTGTTTTCTGGGTAATCTGGGAATTTTGCTTCAACGGTAACACATGGGCGGAATGGATTGTCAGGGGCACGATATTCATCTTATTTTTCAGTGTTATTGTTGCCGCCAGACAGTGTAAACCAAGGCCCAAGTATTCCATTCCGTTCTTTGTATATCACCTGGCTACAGAAGTTGCATTCATGGTTCCGATATTTATGACAGAACATTACGTTTTAGGCGGTATGTTGCTGGCTATGGAAGCGATGATTTTGAGTATGCCGTTAAAGGAAGTGCAGAATGCTTAACAGAAAACCAAAAATTGGAGACTTAATATTTTTCCCGACCGAAGATGGATATAAAAAAATATGCAACGAAGGGTTTTCTATTGAAAGTGTAAACAGCTTCTTTTGGGGAACTGTTACCCGCATTGATAAAGATATGTGCTATTGTGACAACAATGGTGATAGGTGTTTTAACTGGAGGTTGTACAATGAAAAAACTAAAGATTATGAGTTTAACAAGCTCGCACGGATATTAGATTGTGAACAATCCGCACAGCGCAACGCGGGAGGGGAGTAAACATGGCTGTAGTCAATCGCAATCGTGTTGCGGACGCCAAGCCGAAGACGCGCCGCCCCATCGACAAGGGGCCTATGTCTCATCATGACCTGTGCATTCGCGCAGAACGCTGGCTGCTCAACTCCTGCAGGTGCTCTTTCGTCCTGCGTGACCTGACAACGATTGCCATGGAGAGGCCGGACGCAATCGGATGGCGCGAAGGTCAGTCCCATCTCATCGAATGCAAGGTTTCCCGTGCGGACTTCCTCGCGGACGGGAAGAAGCATTACCGCCGCAGACAGGGTGCCGGAATGGGGATGTACCGCTACATGATGTGCCCCGAAGATCTCATCAGGCCCGGAGAACTCTCTGCAGGCTGGGGCCTGCTCTACTGCACCCCCAAGAGCGTAAGGGTGGTGCTCTCTCCACTGCCGCAGGATGAATGGAACAAGCAGAACGAGGCGGACATGATGTGCTCTGCGCTCAGACGGCTCCACCAGCTTGGATACCTCAAAAAGATATACGGCACCAACAGCAAGGAGCCTGCCCATGACCAACGATGAACTTTCTGCACGAGTGGCTGAGGCGAGAGGGGAGAAGGACGCTGACCTTGGATACTTCAAGATCGACGAAAATTGGTATGGTGAAAAACCAAGGCCCTACGCCAGCGACATGAACGCGGCGCTCGAACTCGAATCCGATATCACCGCAGCCGGGTGCAGGGTTGAAATACAGGCGTGGCCTGATGGGATGCACTACGTCTCGATATATTCCGTTGATGAGGTATATGAACAAATGATCGCTGATGGTGAAGGGGCTACGATGCCGGATGCAATCTGCCGCGCTTACCTCGCATTCAAGGGGGTTGAAATATGACCAACCCAACCCCAACCGACACCCGCCTCAACTACCAGCGCCAGGTACTGCGCAAGAGGCTCCGCGCCCGTCGAGAACGCAAGCGCGAGAGGGAGCAGGGTGAACAGTGCCAACAACCTGATCCAAGATACGACACTGTGTATGTGCGCGGCGTGGAATGGCTTAACGATAAAGGGTAAGAGAAAATATGATTAAATACGTGCTCATAGCAATATTCATGTCAGCAGCACCACAAAACGGACTAGAGATCGACATTAAGCCAATCGCCATGAATATCAGTAAGAAAGAATGCTTGGATTTGGCAAAAGAGTTGCGAGACGACCCAGCGCAGCTTTTGATTGAGCAAGGCATGGTGAAAATGACATCGGTGTGTGTACCAATTGATCTAAAGATCATGAGGTAAGACGATAGCCCCCAATCGAAAGAAAGGGGGCTATCTCTTCCGGTGCGGTACGGAAGATGGGAGGTGAGTGCTTCGTGGGAGTCTCTATGAGGTATTTTGAAAATATGCTACAACATGCTTGCTGTCAATATGTTATTGTGGACCAGAGATACATTCATTCTTGATAGCAGCGATTGTAGCTAAACGCTTAACTCCCTACCTGTTTCTCTTCGACAACTCAAAATGGCAACCGTCGTTGAACGTCTGGTCAGTCATGATCTCTCCGTCTTGGTCCCAATCGAGTCCGGACCGAATAGAAACGTCAGGAAATATCGCGTGCGCTGCCATGGTAAACAATCCATACAGGTAGATATAATATGGCATAGTGAAATTAGGCTTTCCGTTCACATAAGCCACTACGTCCACAGCCTCAGACGGAAACTGGTTGTGCTTCCCGCTTGGCCACTGCACCTTGCTCTTTCCATCTGCATAATACCGATTCTGGGTGGCTTCGTCCCGGTGACCTTCTGAAATACCGAAATCAACCTTGCTATTTGCTATGGCGGCGTGCATGATTTGTTGTAAGCGCGTGTCGCACTGCTGCAACCTAGCTAAGCTGGATGCTCCGAACTTGTATGTCATTTACTTATCCCCTTAGTCTTCTCAAATGTTCTCATCCCCGCAAGACCAAGCATCCCCATAACAAGTTCAGTGATTCCCTTAATTTCAAGAGGGAACGCAGTTAGATGCCCGGCCTTCCAGCACTCTGACACCCATAGGACAGCACCAAGGACATATTGAGGGATGTAGTAAGAGGCAAGCGATGCTGCACATACCCAACCAATAGCCGGACGCCATCCAGCAACAAACACGGAACGATGCGCCGCCTCAATTTGGTTGGTCTGCCACTGGGCCTCTTGAGGCTTCATCTCGATGAGCTTCATCCGCTCGGCAGCCTGCAAGCGTTCCTCGTCAGACGTGAATAAGTTATCAAGAATTGACCCAACGCCTTTTACAGCGCCTTCAACTGCTCCGCTAGCACCTGAACTGAAAATGTCTAGAAGTCCCATATTGTTTCCTCCACAAAAAGTGCGTGACAAACGATATCCGTTCATCACGCACTTTGCAAGGGCTGTATTGGAGATATGATTCTATGAGAACAGCTTATCTTTATCCACAAGCATCATGTCAAACCCTGCGGAGATCGGTGTGCCGACGCTAGATGCTGCCCTTACCTCAACGTCTGTTTTTGGTTCAAGGTAGAACGGAAATCTATTAGGAAAGTAGAATGTGCTCTCAAAAATACTAACTTTCCGCTTGTTTTGGAAAACGCCTCCAAAAGACCTGACAAACGAGTCAACCGTCACCTCTCCGCTCTTTCCTGAGTTGCTGTAGTAATCTGAGATGAACGCAACCTTGTCTGCTGGTACTGAATAGATTGCCATCAGTGTTTGATTGTTACCATCGGTGATCCTTGCATACTTATTTACAGGAACACCAGCAGTGAATGTGCCTGTTCCAATGTAAATGTTTCCCTCTGAACCTCCAGAAGCTCCAGATGATAGCACATTTGCTCTGAATACGCGGATAAACTGCTTTGTTGTAGCAACTGGAGTCTGTCCATTCAATGCTACATCTTCATATGAATCAAGCCAGTTTTCATCTAGCCCAACGATACGAATAGTTCTTGCACCAGTTCCTAGCGCTGTGTCGTCTACGTCTGTTGATGCCGCCTGCATAACTGTTGCAGAAGCAGGATACACATACAATCCGCCCTCATCCCAAATGGTTGCCTGAGAGGTTACGCTAAGGTTGAAGCCAAATTTCTTGACTATTGAGACTCCATTAATTGCTCCGGCAGCTGCAAGCATCGAATACGGAAACCCAACCTGCCTGTTCTCTGTAGCTGTAAGCATGTGAACTCCTATAAAAGAAAAAGCACCCATTTAGAGTGCTCTGCTCACCGTGGGTGCTTTGCTCTGCTTTGTTAGTTGAACGGGGAAGGAAGGATGTGCAGAGGTTCACCCTTCTTTTTCGGTTGCGCGTTCCTATCCCCGCAAATGCCTTGTCTCACATCGTGTCACCAGTGTCAAGTTTCGTGTTACTTTTTGACTCTGAATGTGCGATACGTGCTACTTCGAGAAGGTATGCGTCAGCCAAAAGCATGTTCTCGATTGCCTTTCTAGTCGCTGCGTTTTTAGTTGTTCCCTTACGCTTGCAATACGCGTCGAGCTTGTTGTCAATGTCTAGAGATACTGGAACGGTTAACTTTTTCGTGTTCTTCATCTGTTAAATATACAGCATGTCGTGCATACAAATCAAGGCAATTTGTGCCCTTGGGAAAGTAGATACGCTGCAAGTCCCCCCATTCCTGCGGCGACGAGGTAATCCGCGCTCTTCATTTTGAGCCTGAGGATAAAGCTTTCGCTTGCGATCCTAGAAGCACGGTTATGCGCTTGGTCTTTCTGAGACTCAAGGGGATTATTTACATCAAATCCATATTTTTCCATAAGTCCCTTGAAGACCTCTTCAATGTGGTGCTTCTTCGCGTTGACAAGCTTCTCCTCAACAGCAGGCATCAGCCTGTCAATGATCTCTTGGGCCAGCCGTTCTTCTGACATGCTGCGACACTCCATGCGGCTACCCCCTGCGATCGCCTGTAAATTTGTAGAAGTAAATCGCTGGTATTTGCTCAAATATATTACGAGGTACGTAATAGTCACCCAGTTCGCGCAAAAGGGGCTTTATCGAGGCAATGCAGCGCAGTCGAAGCCAAAGACTCATTGGAGTTCTTGCTGGCTCATTCCTAAGCATGTTAAATAGTCCATGGATGTGCTCACTTACAGGAATACCAGTATCAACTATGATGTATCTGCTTTCGTTTATACAGACAGACAAGTCTTTTTGCAAGTACGCCTTACCACGAACAAGTTTAAGCCAGTACTCACCAGCGACAACGCTCATAGACGAAACAGGAAGCCCAAGCACACCGAAGACATGCATTAGGAAGCTGCCCCCGTTAGCCTTGTAGAATAGCAAGCACACCGTGTCTGTTGTCAGTTGGTCGCTTTTATACTCGTACGGTCGCATGAATGCCCATACAAGTAGGGCAAAGAACACTGCTCCCTCGGATACTGATATGGCTTCTGGAACATACGAAATGGCCCAGTCCGTGCACAAAATCCACACAGACTGGACCATCAGTACCGTCATAACTGCTGTTCTCTTCGGAGACGCACTCTTGGCAGACATCCACCCCAACACGGCAAGCATAGCAATCTGAGCCTGCTGCATGTTCCATTGCGTCCATTCTCCAATATCACCGAGAAGTGTCGGAGCGATAACGTCAATCATGAGGTATACTATCGCCAAGATAATGAACATCTACCGCGCTCCGTTAGGTCTACGCATGCTCTTTCCAGGTTTCTTACTCGACTTGACAGGCTTCTTGGGTGCCTGCTTCTTCGGTGCTGGTTTCTTTGTAGTAGCCATGATAACTCCTTACAGCGGTTTGTATTCGATAAACACAGGTTCGGTCGGCCATACCCAATTGCGGCTGTCAACGTCCTGCGCGGGGAGGTCTCTAAGCGACTTCCTGAATGTCAGAAGCTCAGTGTACTCGGCACCAGAAAGGCTCGTTGATTCGGAATTGTCTACCTGGTCTCTGTGTCGGT